AATAATGTCAGTAACAAGAGAATATTTATCAGATATAGAAATTGCAAAAATAGAATCATTCGTTTCAGACGAAGTTATGGTTGAAGCGATACGGAAAGTTTTACTTGCTTCTATGTACCAAAACGGAACTTTAAGAAAAGATGTCAAAGCCAACCCCTTAACTAATAGTGCCTTAGCTTTAGTATCTATGGCATCTAGTGGTAGAGGGGTTGTTTCTAATGAAGATTTAGGACAAGATTTACGAGGTTTATTTCACGGCATTCAGGCTCTAGAAGCTGGACTAACTGAATTAAATAAATTTAAAAAGACAAAGGAGCCTGTCGAGTCTCCTTTTAATGATGCATTATAAATAAAATGAAAAAATATAGAAACATAACAGAAACGGCACTAATAAAATCCTCATCAGGAACTTTAGACCGTATTATTATCAACTCACATTCATCAGGTACGATTAAGCTAGTTGATGGATTGTATAACGGAGCAGTTGCTACAACAACACTTACTTCGGCAGGTGCGATGGTTCCAGCTTCACACGCTACAAGTGAACTTACAAGTGATGCAACTAATGTAGATGATGGCAACACAGTAACAATAAATACAACAGTATATAGATTCAAAACTACTCCTATACAGGCCTATGACGTAAAAATCGGTGCAAGTGCGGCAATATCTTTAGATAACTTAAAATCTGCTGTAAATGACACTGGAACACCTGGTACTGAATACTATCAAGGTACTGTTGCTCATCCAACAGTTATCGCTACAACAAATACAGACACAGTCCAGACTTTCGTTGCAAGAACACCAGGCACAACTCCAAATACTTATCCAACAACAGAAACTTCGGGACATCTTTCTTGGGCTGATACAACTCTCGGAGGTGGAACAGGAAACAGTAATCCTGGAGTAACAACCGCTGGAGCTACATTTACAATCGGAGACAGAACTTATACGGCTGTTATAGAACTTTCAGAAGCATCAGGAGCAGATGCAGTGGCAGACCAAATACTATGGGTAACAAGTGAGGCTGTGTTCTTAGATAAGATTAAATTAGCAATCAATGGCACTGGACTTGCTGGAACTGATTACTCAACAGGTACAACACCACACGGACAAGTATTTGCAACTACTAACGGCAACACTTCACAGGTATTTGTAACTAAAAATATTGGAACTGCTGGAAACTCTATTGCAACGACTGAAACAATGGCTAACTACTCTTTCACAAGTACAGTTATGGCTTCTGGAACTGGCTCAACTGGTACGGTTATCGCTAATACTATAACTTTCTCTGCTGTTGCAACAACAGGTGAAAGATATATTGATTTTGGCGGTATCAATTTTAGTAGAGGTCTATTAGCTGTTGTCGGTGGTACAGCTGACGTGACTTTAGTTTATGAATAAGAGTTATCCCCTTTTATTTATAGAAAGATTATAGTATTATTAAAATATCCGAGAAATCCAACTCTGACAAATTGGACTAACTAGAACTTCAACTATGGAAAATGAAGAAACAACTGCTGGAGAGGGACAGCAAGAAAATGAAACCCAGACAGGTAATGAGTCTCAAGAGGGAACTCAAGATACTCAAAACCAAAACCAAGAGGATAAAACCGATTGGAAGGCAGAAGCTCTAAAGTTTAAAGCAATTTTAGACCGAAATAAGGAAAAAAATCGTAACAACAAAGAGCCAAGCAAAAAATCAGATGATTTAGATTATGGGCAAAAAGCATTTCTCATAGCTAATGGTATCACGGCGGATGAGTTTGATTTAGTCAGGGGTGAATTAAAACAATTTAATGGAGAATTAGATAGTCTAATTTCAAATAATTATTTTAAATCTAAACTTGAAGAAAACAGACAAATGAAGGCTTCTGATAAAGCTACTCCTAGCGGTAACAAACGAGCAAATCAAACATCACAGGACTCTGTCGATTATTGGTTAGCTAAAGGTGAGTTACCACCAGACTTTGAACTAAGAAAAAAAGTTGTAAAAGCTAGACGAGAAAAAGAAAGTAACCCATTCTCAACTATTTTTAAATAGTTAGTCATCTGATAATTATTCAGTTAATTATCAAGTAAATGGCAATAATTTATAAGAATGAGTATCTTACTACTCTACAAGAGAGACTATCTGATAAAGATAAAGTTTTTGATTTTTGTAATGTAGAATTTACTGACACACAGGTAATACACAATCCTTACCTAACAGCGGCAACCGCTAACACAGGAACACGAGGAACAGCGTATACACCAGAAGCAGTTGAGACGACAGACGACACAATAACAATTAACACTTACAAGATTACTGCTCAGTATATTGACCGAGCAGACCTTGCACAAAAGACATTCAGTGGTTGGATGGCTCTTGCAGAAGACCAAGCTCAATCACTTAGAGAAGCAATCGAAACGGCTATGTTCGCTAACCACGCAGAATATACCAACTTCGATAATGCATCTATTGGAGGAGGAGCTGGAAACATCACAGTTACAGAATCAAATGTAGAAGACATCATCACTGGTGTACTTCGTGAGATTCGAGAAGCTAAGGGTGGTTCTTTGTTAGAGAGAAATGGAGCGGCTATCTTTTGGCGACCAGCAGATTACGAAATGGTTGAGAAAGTACGAGCAGCGACTGGATTTTCAGCAGCGGATGACGTAATTATCAATGGAGTTAAAGTAGGTTTTAAATTTCACGGAGTTGAGAACTATTACTCTAACTTTATGACATCAGGTCACCTTCTTGGTGGGGTCAAAAAAGCTCTACATCTAGGTATCTGCAAATCAACATACGGTCAAATCTATGAAATAGAAGACCCAGTGGTATCAGGAGGTCAAATATCTGGTATCGGAATCAACTCACGAGCAGACTTTAAGTTTAAGGCTTGGTCAAGAATGGTTCCTGTATTGTTCGATATATTGGTAGCATAGTTTAATTTCAAAAATATTATCAATTTATGAAAAAAACTATGGACACAATAACAAACAAAGTAATTATAGGAGTACTGACTCTAGGACTCGTAATAGTTAGTGTTCTAAGTGTTCTTAAAACAGATAAGGTTGTACCTGTAAATAGTGTTAATACATCTTTGGGAGCTCCTGGTTCACCTAACATGTATGTGCCTTTCTTGGGTATAAATGATGTGGTTAGTTATTATCAAAGTTTTGATTTTAACGTAGCAACAACAACTCTATGTGCTGTTAAAAGTCCATCTGCAACATCTACCTTAGAGTATTTTTCTCTAACAGTCGATACAGGAACTTCAACAGCATCAACAATTGACGTTGGGACTTCACTGACAAACAATACTTCAACTTCATCTGCACTGTTTATTCAATCGTATGCAGTTGCATCTGGAGCACAAGGTTCAGTTGTTTTACCAGGGGCTTTACCTTCAACAGCAACATCAACAATTTTAGCCCCATCTACTTGGGTGGTTGCTAAAACAAATGGTGCTGGTGTCGGCGGTTATACTTATGGTGGACAATGTAAATACAAGTTCACACTACACTAAAGATTAGTTTCTTAACTCTAGCCTTTTATGAGGCTAGGGACTAGGAAGTTAAAACCTAGATTATCAATCTAAATTAAATAATTTGATTCAATTCTCTGATACAAGTACATATAAAGGTTTGGTTCAGTTCTATGAGTTAGAGATAGGTGCTAATTTAGGTGATATATCAGGTAATACTACAAAATTAAAGCAATTTACTGCGGAAGCAAATGTATCTTTAGATAGGTATTTGAAATTGGCAATTGAGGCAAGTGGTAGATTCCAATTAGACGATTCAAACCACACAGACTACCCGATAATCACTACAAACTTAGTTGCAGGACAACGTGATTATTCATTCACAACTGACGAAGACGGACACTTGATATTAGATATTTACAAAGTCTTAGTTAAAAACACTACAACAGGAAGATACGAGGAAATATATCCAGTCGACGTTCAATCTCAAAGTGACACAGAGAATTTTACAGACGGACAAGATACACAAGGTCACGTTTACAGATACGATAAGACTGGAAATGGTCTCTTTTTAGATTTAGTGCCTAGTGAAAGTGTCACAGCTGGGATAAAGATTTACATAAATAGAGAAGGTTCTTATTTTGCTTACACAGATACAACAAAAACACCAGGATTCCCCTTTTATCAAGAGTATTTTTATCTTAAACCAGCATACAACTACGCCAGACGCAATAATCTTGCTATTTTACCTAGACTTGAAGCTCAAATACTTCAACTAGAAGGCGACCCAACAAGAGGTATGGTTGGTCTTATTCAGCGTGCTTATGGTGCTAGAGGTAAAGATGAAGGTAATTTTGTATTACGAGCAGAAGAAATTGATTACATTTAATGTCTACCTTCACAAATCAAACTAAAAATTCAGCAACCGCTACTAATGTTAGTAAGAATACATTTACACCCAGCAACTTAGCTAAAAGTATGGCTGGTAATGTAACCGCATCCGCAGGTCAAGCAATGGGTTTATTACTAGCTTTAACTTATGCAGGAGGTGAAATTCTAACAGCTGGAGCACTTCCAACATTTACTAATTTAAACAAATCATAATATGGCAGATAATGTTTCGATAACAGCGGGGTCAGGGGTAACAGTCTCATCAGAGGAAGTTACTACTCTTAATGGTGGTGCAGTTTCAGCACAACAAGTACAACGTGTAGCGGTAGCTTCACGAACAGCAGATGGTACAGCAGTAGACCTTATAGGCACAACAGCAGATGGTTTACTTGTGAATTTAGGTACTAATAATGACGTTACAATAACAGGTGGAGGAGTAGCACACGATGGAGCAGACAGTGGAAACCCTATTAAAGTAGGAGCTAAGGCTTCAGCTACACTTTCAGACGATACTATGGTTGCTAATGCAGACAGAACAGATTTAACTAGTGATTTAGACGGGGCAATCATAGTAAGAAGTTCAAGACCTCTTGGAGATATTATTTCAGAGCGAGTATCTAACACAGACGGTGCTTCAACAGCTTTTACTAACTTTGGTGCAACAGCTTCAACAAGAAACATCATCACTGGATATTCAATCTATAACGATTCAGCTACTGCAGGATATGTAGATTTTAGAGATGGCACAGCAGGTGCTGTTCTATGGACTGTACCAATTCCAACAAAAGGAGGTGCTAACTTTGCTATTCCAGATGGAATATTTAGAACAACAGCAAACACCGCTTTAGCGTTTGACGTGTCCGCAGCTTTAACAACAGTTTATATTAGTATCACAGGATTTAAGAGTAAAGTTTAATAATTAATTAAAATAAATTGGCAATCGCAACCGACGCAACAAGTGAAGCAAGCTCATCAGGAAGTACAGACAGACTTTCTTGGTCTCATACCTGTACAGGTAGTGATTTAGTCTTAGTTGTCATATTCGGAGAGAATACAGGAACTCCATCTCAAACAGGAGTAACTTATAATGGAGTTGCTATGACTGCTTTAACTACACTTTCAGCCCCTTTTGCTAATAACAAACTTGGTTGGATTCTCATAAATCCCGCAACAGGTGCGAATAACATTGTATGTACTCGTTCTAGTACATCAAC